AAGAAGTCAAAAACATTCTGACCCTTGTCTATATCGGTGGACAAATCAACTTCATCTAATGGCTTTAACGATTGATGCGTGTAAACTTTCTGACCTTTAGAGCCTGTATTTCTTATTCTTTTATCTAAGTCCACCGCTTTGTCCCATGATTCTTTATCGTTATTTTTTAAGTCTCTCCAATCTTTTTGTGACCTAAACGGACAGAACCAACAAGAAGAACGAGGAGGCTCAGGATAGTTGTACTTCTTCAACCACGCTTTACAATCTAATCTATGCATCCTCCGCTCTATCAAAGGAAACGAATGTTTAATCCACTTCTCTCTGGAGTCTTTCATACGCTGAAGTTCGTCGTAACTTATTCCTATGTAGACAGTAGCTTCAATCTCTTTGATCCTTTGTCGTGGTTTATACCCGCAGACTTCCCTAATCTTTTTGTTGATTGGTTGTATCTTGTACACATTCGTACACTGCCTAGCACCTAGTCCCTTCTCATCGTAAAAAGGAACCTGTATGAACTTACTGTCACGAATACCCTCTTCAACGTGCTCAAGTAAACCCTCTTTATGTTTTACAATATGTATCGGAAAGGGAAGTTCGTCCTTTAACCACTCTAAATATTTGTAAGTAGCAGGAGGTTCAGCACCTACGTCACTAAATATAGCACAGTCTGGCATAGGCTCTAACTCACCACGTGCAAACATTAAAGCTAAAGTGGACGACTGAACACCCGCTCCTAAACTAAGTATATGTTTCATTCTCTATATCATCTAGTTCTATTGGTAAATTACCACGTTTTATTTGATCCTTTGTCCACAACCACGCTGACGCATTCCACAAGATTGCACCCGCATGATCCTCCGATGTGTCCCCGTCAGCCAACGCTAACAGATGTCTGAACATACTGTCGTACAGTCTTGTTAACGGGAATCCTTTTCGCCAGTTGTTGTCTCCGTAAAGCTTTCCGCCATCTTCAAATCTTTTGGCGAGCGAGCGTAAGGCGATTGGAGGAATAAGCGAGGGTCGTCCCCGTCCAATGTCCCCGTCACGTTTAGCGCCTGTGGTGAAATCTCTAGTATATCCTTGGTTTGGTAGTTTCTCGGTGTCCATAGTTTCTTTATTGTGTTTGTTCTGAATGAATAGTTCTCAGCTCGTAGCAGTCGTGCCATCCATGCGTTCATTAATGCGTCTTGTTCAGTGAGTCCAGTTTTCTCGTAACAAGCAGTAACTGTTTCCCATGTGTATCCATCTTTCTCTAGCAGACGTTCAGCACGAGTGACACCTATACCGGGTACTCCGCTGTATCCATCTGTGTGGTCTCCTGCTATTGCTTGTATTAGATGGTAGTTGTCTGCTTCTTCTTCTGTCGGATGATGATACTCACCACGGTTGTAGTCGTAGAAGATACCCGGTACAGTCTTGAAGTCTTTATCAATACTAACGATGATTGTTTCTTCATCCATCTCTTTGTCAGTAGCTAGTATAGATATAACATCATCTGCTTCTAGGTTAGCCCACATCTGTCCGTCGTACTCGTCAATGATCCACTGTTTTATCTGTCGTAAGATAATAGGTAGACGTGACTTCGATCTGTTTGCTTTGTAGTCAGGGTTCAGTAAACGACGGAAGTTAGCACGATCAGTCAAGCACATCGTTACGCTGTCCGTCTTCATCATATCCTTGAACTCTTCGACACGATTAACAACACGAGCTTTAGCTAGTGCCATGTCTGCGTGTACTGTCCACATCTCATCCTTCCACTCAATTGATTCCTCGGCTACCACTGCTGCCTCAAACGCCAACACGTCAGCGTCTATCAGTAGGGTTGTTTTCTTATTACTCATAGTATATGCTCCAGTTCTCTTGGTATTTTTTATATCTGCTTTTACTTGTTGGTTCAGGGTTCAGCTTGATTGTCTTACCTGTTAACTCACTACGTGGTATCATCCACCACATCTTCTCAGGTGCTATATAACAAGCTATCACATCTACATCGTGGGACATCTTTGATTTACCTGTGCATCCACTTGACGTCATGACGTTATAACTCTGTCCGTTCTTAACACTAGACGACTTGACTTGCACCTTTAACATACCTGCCGGACACGTGACGATAAAGTCCCACGGCATAGGTGTTGCTGGCATATGTGGTTCAAAGTCTCTCTCTAAACATTCCGTTTGAAACTTTGTCTCGGCTATTGCTCCGATGCGTTGAGCGTTGGATGATGGCATATAGTTTTGTACGTGTTGTTTTCTCCAGTCCCAAGGAACTTCTAGGTCGATGGTATCGTACAACTTTGCAAGACTCAAGTGCCAATCGTATTCAATCTCTAATGTGTCTGTGCCCATGTCTCACCTACCTTTGCTTCACCGTCTAACATGACGTTTAGTTTTAACTCTCTTCCTGCCATGCGTATTGATTCAACTGCCAGATCACTGAACACTCCTACTTTATCAGGTTGTACTTCTGCTTGGAACTCGTCGTGTACATTAGCAACAAAGCTGTACTCTCTACCGTGTTGCCACTTCAGTTTATTCATGCGATGGAACAGTTGGATCAACGCTACCTTCATACACACAGCACCTGCACTCTGTAATAACATATTCAATGCTTTGTGTGGTGAACGAACAGGAAGTATACGACCGTCTAATCCAGTCAGCTTGTTACTTCGTTGTACCTTTTCTTCGATTGCTTCTTGTAGTTTAGCTAAAGCAGGTATGTTGCTATAGAATCTTCTCTTCAACTCTAGTCCTTCTCTAGCTCCTCCTCCGACGATTTCTCCAATTAGTTGATCACCAGCACCATACAAAAGTGCGTAAATAAATGTCTTAGCTTGCGAACGTTCAGCTAATCCCGCAGCCTTTTGGTTCCTCGTATGTACATCTCCTTCAATAACTTCTCTAGCGTACTCGCCCCCGTCATAGAAAGCTAAGTAGTGGGCAAGCATACGTAGTTCTAAACCACTGGCATCACACCCTACTAGCTTGAATCCGTCTCCTGCTTTAAACAGATCACGACACTCTTCTCCATAGTCCATACCAACTGCTGGAACTTGTGCGAGATTGGGAAAGCTGTGGGTACATCTACCTGTTACTGCACCGTTAGTGTTAACTCGTCCGTGTATCCGTCCGTTCTTCATCAACTTTAACCAAGCAACATTACCCTCAGCTAACTGACCAAGACGTTTCTGTACTGTTAAGTATTCAAGAAGTAACGATGCAAACGGATGGTTTATTCTTTCAAGCGTAGCTCCATCCATCTTTATCGTCTTACCATCAGGTTGCACAGGTATCTCTATTCCTAAATCCTCGAACCTTTGCTTTATTTCGTGACGACTACCGGGATTAAAAGGTAACACCTTCTGCTTGTTGGCTAGTGGTACTGCATCCTTTGCTCTAGCTTGTACTTGCTTAGCTTCCTTCAGTACTTGTTTAAGTAACACCTTTGTCTCAGCCTCATAAGTAACACCGTCAATCTCTACCTGCCAACCACTCGGTGTCTTCATCTCTTCCGTTTTAGATGGGAACTCTTTCTGTAGTCTGTCTAACAACTCAGCACGTTTACTGGCAAGCTTCAGCTCTAACTTCTCTGCTTTCTCTATATCAAACGCAAAGCCTTTCTTCTCTTGCAGTCTCATCAGGAACGCAAACCAATGTTCAATCGCTAACATCTCACCGCTTGGATTACCCATCATCAGATAGTCAAACAGGATTTGTGTTACGATTGTATCACGTTCGCAGTACTTCCTCATCTCCTCGTTGTAACTGTCGAACGCTCCGTCTTCCTCACCGTACGTCAGCTTGGTCAGGTTGTTCAGCCGTAATCCCCACGCTTTCAACGAGTGACTACCCACTAAACTTTTATCGAAGTTATTTCGTAAGAAGTCGTCGTTGCGGACATCAGGTACTATGCACTTAGCCATGACCATCGTGTCCAATACTTTAACAAGCGGTGGATGGAAGCTGTACATCTTAGAGAGAGCAGGTAGATCAAAGCCGATGACGTTGTGTCCGACGATTCGTTCTGCTTTAGCTAACTCCATTAGTCCGTTCTTAATACCAGCACCGTGATACGTAATCATCTTAGGTGTGGTAGGGTCGTAGATAGATAGACAGTGAACAGTCTTTAAGTCAGACAAGTTCGACCAGTCCTCTATCGCATTTGTTTCTATATCAAAGAATAGTGTTTTCATTTATTAGAATGGGTTGTTAGTTGTTGTATCTTCGAAGACGTTCTTATCTTCTGTGTATCGTCCGGTTTCTGTGTCGTAATTAAGTGTGGTACAATGTCCTGTCTGTCCGCTAAACCGATTTTTTAAGACTCGCACTCGTGTTTCATTGGATATTTTGTCGCTCTGTTGGTTGCGTTCCAGTCCGAGTACCATGTCCGATAGCTGTGCTATAGCTTGTGACCCACGTAGATGGTGCAGACTTACTCGTCCTCCTTCTTCGTGACCACTATCCACTCGCTTCAAGTGACTGACCAACACCATACCACACCCTGTCTCTTCAACAAGACTACGTAGCTTGGTCATCGTGTTATCAATCAATCGTCGTTCGTCATCTCCTGCTATACCACTGACAACAATCGATAGGTGATCTAGGAATATCCATTTACAATCGAATCCTTTTATCAAATATCGTATCTTACCTAGCAGGTTGTCGCTGTCCATACTTCCGAAGTGATCGTAGGTGTAGAACTTTCCATTACCTACTGTCTCTTCAAACGCAGGACGCAATGCTTCCGTGTCTAGCTGTTCGTCTTCAAGGTGTAATGGTTTGTTCAGATGAATACCCATGATGCCAAGAGCTGTACGCCTGACGGATTCCTCCAGTGCTATATAACCTACCGTCTCGCCAAGACTTAGCAGGTGATGAGCAACCTCACGACAGAACAGAGACTTTCCTATTCCACTACCCGCGCATACCGTAACTAATTCTCCTAGTCTCATGCCGTGGGTTAACTCATTCAAACTATAGTACGGATACGGCACTGCTTTATGTTCGTCAGTATTACTTACCAACTCCCACAAGTCTTTACCGTTTACGATTCCGTCAGGTCTGTACTCGACTGCTTCATACAAGCACGACACCAACTCCTTCGACTTGTACGCTGTGATCATATCAGACGGGTCTTTCAGTGGTAGCTCTGCGATGTGTGCTTTACCCGGTGTCAACAACGCTGCACATTCACTCGCTCCCTTACGTCCCACGTCGTCCATGTCGAAACAGAAGATCACCTTGTCGAAAGACTCTAACCAATCGATAGCTTGTGCCACGTGTTTCTTTGCAGCACTTGCTCCGTTCGGTACACTCACGACTGGGTATCTGTTGTCCATTGCCTGACTGACTGACATTGCATCTATCTCTCCTTCAGTCACAACAACACGTCGTCCCTTCTCTTTCCATAGGTGCTGACCGTACAATCCTACCAACTCACCACGAACACTGAAGCTTTTGTTAGCGTACCTGACCTTCTGTGCCACAGGCTTACCGTCTCGTGTCTTATAGTTAGCTATCTGTACAGCCTCTCCTCCTATCTGTCCGACCCAGTATCCCCACTTACGACACGTATCTTCTGTCAGGTTGCGTCTTGGTATAGCTTTAGGCTCGCCAGTTAAGAACTCTCTCGGTGTTGGTTTGCTCACTCCTCCTCCTTGTCCACTATAATTTTGACACACGAAACAATAGGTGCTTCCGTCATCGTTGACTGCTGCTCCGTCACTTGACCCACACTTGTCACAGGGTTGATGTGTTTGTGTGAAAGCCATGACTTTGGTATGATTTTATCTGCATATGTTATTCCTTTCTTTTCGCACCAACGAGCGTAAGTGGTGTCGCTTCCCTTCCGTATCTTGTTCGCAGCGTTCATAAACACCATTCGTATATCTAGGTGTGGATGTTGCTCACGTACTAACAGATGTTTAGTCCTGTCCTCGACCGTCCAAACTCCCTTTGCCTCGATAATAATACCATTAGGCAAGATGAAGTCTGGTGTGTAGGTTGATACTTTACGGTACTCTATCTTGAGTGTCTCGTATTCAAAGTCGACACCACTACGCTGTAATTGGTTAGCTAATTTAGATTCGAAACCTGAACGATAACGGTTATTAGAAGTTCGCTGTGACTTCTGTCTCGCTCGTCTCTTCCGCATCGAATACTTGGTCTAGGGTTTCTCCTCCATTGGCTACGAATCCTTCTTCACTTGTGAATCCGAATGCATCAGCTGCCATCGCACTCTGACCACCGTTAGCTAATTCAATAACTTGCACTGCTTGCAGTTCAAATGTTACACCAAAACCCATCAAGTCTGTGTACCAAAAGTTAGGACGTACAGCTACATTAACTTTACTACCGCCCCATACCTCTACATCTTTCGGTAATGGCTTACCAGCTGCATCAAACAAAGCTACGCTGAAGTTATAAACCGTACCGTCCTTAGCTCTGTGTCCACCCTTCAGCTTTGTGCGTATCATTATCTCTTGGTCTGATTCCTTAATGGGCATATCAGCTTGCTTAAGTTTTTGACCGCCCTTTTCTTCTTGCATACTTTTCAACTCTTCCTCGTACAACGGACGAAGCTGTTCTTTTATTTGCCTTGCTACATCTTCAGTCACTACCGTGTCGCAGTTGTACTCACCAAACTCAGGTTCAAACCTCTTGTTCGGTTCATTCAAGTGACAGTACTTAGCGATACCGCTGATCTTTATTATTGGATGTTTCTTACGTGATTTTATACTCATATTTCTCTTAGTGTTTTTATTATGTATTATTAAGACAGCAGGTACATTGCTCGATCTATTTGCGAAACGTCAAGCGTTCCAAGTTCAGGCAGGTCAGGCAACTTTGCTGTCGGGTATTGATTCAATAACTCACATCTGAACTCGGCTAGTAAGTCAATTGAAAAGAAAGTCTTGTATGTTTTTCGTACATCTTGGTGTACTTTTCTTGCGTTGGATGCGTGGCAGATGAAACAGTCGTGAACAAACCCCATGTCGTACGGCATTGCGTACGCTAATCGGTGAACAACAGCTGCATCTATGCCGTGTATAAAGTTAGCAGTGATAGACGTCCGTTGTTGTCTCGGATCAATATCATCTG